GAGCTGGAATTATCTACAGCAATAAACGCGAAGGAGCAGGCAGAGATTCAAGCAAGCGAAGCACGTCAAGCTACATATAGACAAGCATTGCTTGATTCACATGAGCGCCTCGCCGGACTGGAGAAGGAGAATGAACTGCTGCTCCCATTAGCTAAATCGGCAGAACTTGAGTTAGTGGAGGAATATACGAAAGGCAAACGTGATGGCATGGAACGGGCTGCGCAGATTGTAGAGAACTCCCACCATACGGGCGGGAATGTATTTGAACAATTAGCACGAGCCATCCGTGATGGGCTTGACAAATCCTGAAATGTGTGGTATAATTATAGGTACGAATAGTGAAAAAGGAGATTTAAAGTGAGTGATTTGTTAGAGAAACAGGGCGTAGTCCAGAACGTTATGGACGTTAATGTGAATACCAAGTGGGGGCCGAAGGTCACTAAGCGGTTCACGATTGACGGTGAGGAGTACAGTGGGGGCTTCAAGAAGTGGAGCGCCAATGTCGGCGACGAAGTAGTGATTACCTTCGAGCAGACAGACAAGGGCTACCGCAACATCAAGTCACTGACTGTCGTGGCTGCTGGTTCAGGGGCTGCTGTACCATCAACTCCTGCTCCTAAGAGCAACTCTGGAGGCGGTGGTGGCTTCCGTGGAGGACGTTCATTCCCGGTTGAACCTCTGGCACCAGAGCGCACCATTAACCGCCAGAACGCGCTCACAGCGGCTCAGCGGGCATGTGGCGAGATAGGCGCTGGTGACGATGTTGAGGGTTACATGGAAGCCGTAGTGAGGGTGGCTCGGTACTTCGAGGCATACACTACTGGCGATCTTGACAAGGCTGAAGCTGAAGCACTGGCTAAGACTGAGGCAGAGTAGATGAACCCGGCTCTCGTGGACGGCGATCCTATAGTTTACATCACAGGTTTCGCTGCTGAGGAATCCGTCTATGAAACTCCTGACGGACTCATCCACCCCACACCGGGGAAAGCTAAGGAGCACTGCGCACTTATCGGTTGCGATCCAAATGAGATTAATAGACTGGTGGAGGCAGAACCTAAGTCACACGTGCTACACTTGGTAAAAAACCTACTCGAACGGGTAGAGGATGCTACGCAGGCCAATGAGATGCGGATTTTCCTCAGCGGCGGCTCTAACTTTAGGGACAGCGTGGCAACAATACGCCCCTATAAAGGGACACGCCCAGACAACAAGCCGGTACACTACAACAACATCAGGAACTACATGATCGACCATTGGGGGGCGGAGGTAATCACCGGCATGGAAGCCGATGATGCTCTAGCCATAAATCAAACTAATGAGTCAGTAATCTGTACCATAGACAAGGACTTAGATATGGTAGAGGGCTGGCACTACAACTACAATACTGATCGGCTGTATGATGTGTCGCCCTACGGGGCGGCGTACAGCTTCTATCGGCAGATGCTTACTGGAGATACCACGGACAACATTCCGGGTGTTCCAAGGATAGGCAAGAAGACTGCTGATAAGCTACTCGCTGACTGTAAGACTGAAGAAGATATGTTTTGGCAGGTCATGGAAGCTTACGAGTATAGCTCCTATGAGAAACCCTACGAGGCTCTCGTTGAGATGGGCCGTTTACTGTGGATGCTACGAGACGAGAAGGAGAGTAAAGAACTATGGACACCCAAGTATTAGATCGGCGGTTCCTGCGTCCTGCACAGGAAAGTGACGCATACATCAGTGCTACGATGGATGACTACACAGAAGCTGCTGGCAAGGTGAGCCTATCCGTTGACCTCAGAGTCCATGACGGTCACAGTGTTAGTTCGTTCTACCTTAGTGTAGATGACAAGGATACACTTAATAGTGCAGTAGATTTCCTTGAGAGCATGCGCACCTCACTGGCTGTAGTAATGCGTGAACTGGAAGTTGCATACATGGATGCCAAGATAAAGGAAGAATTCAATGAGAAAAGCTCGGAGCAGGACGAAGAGGTCGAACTGTAAGCCCAAGAAGATTGGCAAGTTCAAGAGTGCTCTCGAACACAAGGCGAGTTTGCTCTTAGGAGAAGATTGGGAGTATGAGCCTTACGATGTACCCTACGTCATGGAGCGTAAGTACAAGCCGGACTTCGTTAAGGATGACATACTGATCGAAGTGAAGGGCTTCTTCAGGAGCGGGGATCAAGCCAAATACTTGGCTGTTAGGGATCAGTTAGAGGCTGAAGAGTCAGATAAAGAGCTAGTATTCTGCTTCTCTAATCCCGAGAAGAAGGTACGCAAAGGAGCGAAGATGAGTATGGGAGACTGGTGCAACCGACACGGCTTCCGGTACTTCCACATTAACGACATCGGGAGAATTAAATGAAACTCCTACACATAGACATCGAGACAAGCCCTAACACAGCGCATGTCTGGGGGCTGTTCAAGCAGACAGTCTCGACCAAGCAACTCATGGAGAGCAGTTACACACTCTGCTTTGCTGCTAAGTGGCACGGTGAGAAGAAGGTTATCTTCAAGTCGCGCAACGACAAAGACATGATGGATACGCTATGGGAACTGTTACACGAGGCTGATGCTGTTGTTCACTACAACGGCACCAAGTTTGACATCCCGACAATCAACAAGGACTTTCTACTTGATGGGTATGATCCACCTAGCCCGTACCAGCAGATTGATCTGTACCGCGTGATTCGCGGCAAGTTCAAGTTCCCCAGCAACAAGCTGGACTACGTAGCCAGTAGGCTTGGGCTTGGCAAGAAGCACGAGCACGAGGGACATGAGCTGTGGGTTAAGTGCATGGCTGGTGACAAGCCAGCATGGGGCCGCATGAAAAAGTATAACATTCAGGATGTTAAGCTGCTGGAGCTGCTGTACGAGCGCATGCTTCCTTGGATTGACAGGCATCCTAACCGTGCGCTATTTGCGAATAGCGAACAAGCCGTCTGTCCGAACTGTGGTGGTACTCACGTTACCAAGCAGGGTAAGGCAAAGACGAGGACAATGGTGTACCAGCAATACCAGTGTCAGGACTGTGGTACTTGGAGTAGGAGCCGTCTCGCAGATAAGGGCGAGAGCAAGAGAGTTAAACTTACACAACAGGGGCTTTAACATGGACTTTGATGAACTGGACATTGAACAGCGGATATACGATGATGATGAGATGGTGGATCTCCTTCAGAGTGATCCTATCACGGCGTGCACTATTGTATGGGCTAGCTGCAAGGGCTTAGTGATTGAGGCTGAAGAAACTCACGCTGACCCGCACGACATGGACGATGACCTGAAGAACTCCTACATCATAGCCAAGGCGTTTGACATGATGGTTCAGGGTATCAAGGAGGCTCAGGATACTGCTGACGCACTAGCTGAGTTTGGTGGAGGTAACATAGAGGGAGGGCTGCACTAATGAGCGATGGAGCGACAGAGATGCTTCTTGATGAGGATCTCGGCACAGCAAGTCTCAAGCGGGTTGTCTCTGATGACGTAGTGAACTATCCAAGTCACTACCAGATTGCAGAAGGGATTGAAGTCATCGATATCATCCAGAGGGCACTGACCCCCGAGCAGTTCGAGGGCTATCTACTTGGTAACATCCTCAAGTACCGCTTGCGTGCAGGAGACAAGGGGGAGTTAAAAGAGGACATCGACAAGAGTAACAAGTATCGTGATTGGCTACGTCTAAACCGCTCTTAGGAGCAAAAGGAGATAAGATTATGAGCAACCAGAACCAACCTGAACAGATTATGATTACCATTCTTCAGAATGGCTTTGTCGTTAGCAAGGGCAATGAGGCGTACATCGCGGCGTCTATAGCTGCTCTCAATGAAGCCGTCGGCAAGCTGATCGACCCAGCGATTCCTCTAGGTGAAGAGGAGTTTATCTAACATGATTAGTGCCGCAGCCTTTGCTCTCTGGTCTGTCCTCGTGTTTGACGGGGGACAGCCGGACATGAACTCTATCGAGCAGCTAGGACAGCCCTTTGCTACTGAAGAAGAGTGCATCACCAGTGCTGATAATATCATAAAACTGATTGAGTCTAACTACGAGTTACAGGCTCGTATGTTAGCTGATGGATATGAAGCTGCTGGCTTTATGTGCACTGACGACCCAGACCCTTTTGGAGTGAACAATGAGTAAGAAAGTGCCAAACATTACCAGTACTGAGTGGGCTAAGATAAACCGCCGTATGCAGGCTACGCTACACCGGAAGGAGAGTCATAGCCGCTCACACGCTGAGGAGATCGAGAAACTCAAGGCGAGGATCAAAGCTACTGAGGAGGTCCGTGATTCCTACCACGACCTGTATTACAGTGAGGCGAACAAGCGTGCTCTAGGTAATTTCTGGTGGGGTGTTGCTAGCTTCGTTTTTGGTGGTGCCTTTATGGCCCTTTACTTCACGTTCCCGTGGTGCTGACATGCGTAAACTACTAGCAGCAGTTGGTGTATTCTACCTGAGTAGCATCCTTGCTACGTTCACGTACACGTTCATAGTGCTATACGGTGGAATGCAACCGCCGTCGCCGATCACCCCGTTGGTGCTGATATACGGGATTTCTTTCGGTGTAGCTGTGACTTACTATACGACGAGGGACTGACATGATCCCATACTGTGACAAGAAATACGTGTACCTGCCCTACGCCACTACGGAACAGCGTGCAGGACGTAGGCAAACTTCTTACAAACCAGTGACTTGTTATCGGCGTGTGCCGAAGGAGGTATTCTACCGTGGCTAAGAAACTGCCAAAGAACTTTCCTATCAGTCAGACAGGCAACGAGTTGTTCGACTGGATCTGCGAGGGCGAGAAGAAGCACAACTTCGTCTACCCCGACGATTACATCGTGAATGGTGCGCCAGCTACTGACGTGCTGGACACGACACAGACCTACTTTCTGGACGTGGAGCCTGCTGCTCCTGCCACTGGCTTCATCCACGAGTTCCCCGGTGGGCCATTGGTGGACGCTGTGCAGGTCAACGTACTGGTCGGCTCTCGCCTTGGTAATGATGGTAACGTAACCGATGGTCAGATCAGCTCGTTGGTCGATGAGTGGTTCGACGCCAATAACTTCCCACAGCCAGCCCAGATTAAGAACGACATCCGTGCTCTGATTGCTGCTGGCAAGGTAGACTACTGATGGATGACTACCAATCATACATCCACAAAAGCCGCTATGCCAAGTGGTCTGATGAGGAGAAGCGGCGTGAAGACTGGCCTGAGACTGTTGACAGATATGTCAATTTCTTTGCTGAAAAGCATCCCAGCGTTTTTGGCGATGATGCTACTCTCCGCGATTGCATACGGGGTGCTATACTGGATCATGAAGTAATGCCCTCGATGCGCTGTATGATGACAGCGGGTAAGGCTCTGGAGCGTGATAATGTCGCTGGATATAACTGTAGCTATCGTGCTGTGGATGACATACGCGCATTCGATGAAATCATGTACGTGCTGTTGTGTGGCACGGGCGTTGGTTTTAGCGTTGAGCGCCAGTATATTACTAACCTTCCCACTGTAGCAGAGGAGTTCCATGACACAGACACTACCATTGTTGTACCGGACAGCAAGATCGGATGGGCGAGTTCATATCGTGAGCTTGTCAGCCTCCTGTATGGCGGTAAAGTACCCAAATGGGACGTGTCTAGAGTTCGACCCGCAGGCTCCCGCCTCAAGACGTTTGGTGGACGGGCATCTGGGCCTGAACCCCTTGTCGAACTATTTGAGTTCACTATAGAGGTATTCCGCAATGCCGCAGGAAGAAAGCTTAACAGTCTCGAAGTCCACGATGTTGTCTGTAAAGTTGCAGACATTGTTGTTGTCGGTGGCGTGCGTAGAAGTGCTCTCATCAGCCTCTCGAATCTTACGGACGATAGACTCCGTAATGCAAAAACAGGACAGTGGTGGCTCGACAACAACCAAAGGGCACTCGCCAACAACTCAGTCTGCTACACCGAGTCACCTGACGTTGGTGCCTTCCTCAAAGAGTGGACAGCCCTCTACGAGAGCAAGTCAGGAGAGCGAGGAATCTTCAACCGAGTAGCTAGTCAGAAGATTGCTGCACGTAACGGAAGACGGGATGCTAACTATGAGTTTGGAACGAACCCCTGTTCAGAGATCATACTACGTAATAAACAGTTCTGCAATCTCACCGAAGTCGTGGTTCGTCCCGACGATACACTCCCTGATATTAAGCGGAAAGTTGAGTACGCCACAATCCTCGGAACGATGCAAGCAACACTCACAGACTTCCGCTACCTCAGTAAAGCGTGGGAGAAGAACACCAAGGAAGAAGCACTCTTAGGAGTAAGTTTCACTGGCATCATGGATCATGCTTTCCTGTCCGGTAATGATAAGTCCGGGCACTTTGCATGGTTTGGGTGCAAGAGCACAGACACACTGGCAGACGTACTAGAGGAGTTACGCGAACATGCAGTGGAAGTCAATCAAAAGTGGGCTGGCCTCTTGGGAATTAACCCAGCGGCTGCGATCAGTTGTGTCAAACCTAGTGGCACTGTGTCTCAGCTTGTTGGCTGTTCTTCTGGGATTCATCCTAGCTATTCTGAGTATTATATACGAACTGTCCGTACAGATAAAAAAGACCCACTTTACAGCTTCCTCAAAGACCAAGGAGTGCCCGTAGAGGATGAGCTAGGTAAGGAGTCAACATCGGCTGTATTCTCCTTCCCGCGCACCGCTCCCGAAGACAGCGTGCTGAGGAATGACATGTCAGCCATTGAGCAACTTGAGCTGTGGAGGGTGTATGCGGAACACTGGTGC